GCTCTCCTTTACGCTGGCTGATAAGCTTAGATTGCTGGACAGCTTGCTTTTCAATTCTGTCGTCCTTGCGGTCTTCCTTAGCCTTTTCAAGTTGCTGCTTTACACCAGATTCAATTTGCTGTTCTGCAACACCGTAGCGTCCCTTGAGATCCTCCAATTGCATCTTAAGCTGATACTCCAATTGCATAAGCTGAGCCTTTGCTTGTGATTCCAACTGAATCTTCTGGGCTTCCAGCTGAGCCTTCATCTGCTCTTCCTGCATCTTTCCCTGTGAGGTGGCCTGTGCTACCTGAGCGTTCATCTGAGCCTGTGCTTGAGAGTTAGCTTGCGCCATCTCTTGCTGCTGTTTGATGCGCTTCTTACGGCGAACTACCAACAGCCTTTCTGCTTGATCAATATCACGCAACTGGCGGATAGCAATAGCATCCTCCAAGTCAATCTCCTTCTGAGCCAATGACACCTGAATGTTCTGCTCTAGATAAGCGCGATCAACTTCGTTCATATCACTTACTACGCGAACTCCAAAGTTGTACATAGGAAGTTTAGAGAAAGAGCTAAGGACACTCATATTTTCCTTACCAATGGCATTCTCGTATGCTTGATACAGAATACTCTTAGGCGGAACAATCTGAAGGCACTTAACGATATCCTCACAGATGCGGCGATATAGTACCAAAGAGGCATTTGTAATATCGTATAAGGCATTGTTTCCAGCAGCTAATTGCTGTTGGCGCACACCTACTAGTTGGTCTCCCTTTGGAGAAGAGCCGTCCATTACCTCGTTGATGCCCGTAGCATCACGGATCATACGTAGGTAGTGGTTATACAGAGCAATCAGCTCGTTGATATTGCGGATAGTGTTATCCAAAGGACGTACTGGGGGATTCTGGAATCCACCTTCTGGGTTCTTACTGCGGTAGTAGAAGACACCAGTCTGTTCGTAAATGTCCTGAATATCAAGCGGTTGCAACTCTCCTCCCCGACCGAGCTGTACATTCTCAAGGCCCTCAATGTCAACAAGGAGTCCGTCAGGCTTCGCTTTGGCAATTGCTTGCTGAATCTTTAAGTGCGATAGTTGAAGCTGGTCAGCAAATCCAATGACTCCCGATACAATAGACTTCGGTATCATCCGACGGATATTTGTTGCAACTGCGCTATAGCTCATACGAGTACGGCTAAGGTCGTGTACGTTTTTAGGTACATTCTTCTTGAGTCCGTAGTTGTAGATATAGTCTGTTCCAACGATAAAGCAACCTCCATAGAGTGTGCTATTTTGCATATATACAGCCTCGCGCTCGTATACACTATTGGTGGGTGCATTGTACTTGGTTCCCTTATAGTAGAAACCAATATTTCCGTAGGCGCTCTGCTTCTTTTCAAAGATGACGTTATCTACGCTCATAAACTCAAAGTCCATCACTTGGATGGTATACTCGTCATATCCGTAGTTGTAGCGTTCAAGGTTGGCGTCATAGCGCGATGCGCCAAAGCGGTCTGGATTGTTACCAAAGCGGTTCATTACCGTGCGGGCCATTTTCTGGTACTGCTCTTCTGTGAACTGATCTCCAGCAATGCGCTTTAGTTCAGAGATAGACATACGCTGGATATGCCCAGCATAGACGATGTCGGAGAAATTGGGATCGTCAGTATAACTATGTATGAAGAATGCAGGGTCAACGTATTTAGTGACAATTCCATAGTTAGGGTCATTCTCTCTTTTGACAACAGCCATACCGAGCGTTACTAAGTCATCTACGTTACGGCGATAGATGCGCTCGTCAAAGTCATTCCAAGAAAGGGTAAGATTGATTCCTATTTGTGCAGCAATCTCTGCCGCTGTCTTTACATTAGACTCAAGGAAAATTTCTACCTCTTCGGGTGTTTCTGGAAGGTCAGCAGGGTCCATTTTTACTTTTAACCCAGCAGCTTTTGCTTCTTCAATAATAGCTCGGTTTTCTACACGAACCTTTACCTTATTCTTTTCAATGTCTTTCTCACTACGCGATAGAGGATCAATAGCCTCTACGTTTGGATACATCCTAGCGGAAAGAATCTTGTTTACTACAATCTTTACAAACTTAGGCACAATAGGAACAGGGGTCCAATCCAGAGACAGTAGAGAACCGTCACCGTTGTTAGGATCCAGCGATGTGAGAATCTGTTTATAAATTGAAGTATCTTGTGTGCCGTTTGCATAATCACGTGAAATTTCAAATTCCCGCCAGCGTTTCGCATACAGGGAGCCATCAATATCCACACCTCCCCATTGGGAGTAGATAGCCTTAGCATATTGCAGTCCATATTGCTTGGTAAGCTTCTTTTGCTGCTCTGCTAATGGATCTGGGAAAATAGACTCGTAATTTGATGATTTTCCAGTATAGTCCATTTAGTAAATACTTTATGGACAAAGATACAAACTACAATCAGCGAGTAATAGGGCGTACCTTCCTGAAAAACACCTTGCTATCAAAGTCGCTCTGGGGTTTTTGTTTTACTTGTTTTTGTGCTGCCAATAGAGCCAATCCGCTAGAAATAGACAAGTCAAATTTGGTACGATCATCTATCTTAAAGTTTATCCAATCTTCAAGGGTTCTATTGAAGTACATCTTCCCAAATTCACCTGTATTGTTGTTGATACCTACGTGGTCGTGGATGTATGCCTCAATAGCTTGGGCGTGAGCTTGGATAATGTCCTGAGAGTTTGAAGGGATACCCTTTGTCTTTACCTTGACGTGCATTGTGCCAGAACCTAAATGTTCGGGCCTATCCATCAGATATCCATCGTAATTCCTTGATTCAAAGTATCTTGCGATTCCGTACTTGTTGTTCTCTATCAAGATGGGGTAGCCGTAAAAGACAGCAGCCATCAGCACATCCTCGTAGAATATCTTAGCCAGTGGTGGACGCGATGCATACTCCGCTACAAACATATTAGAGGGATGCTCCATATTAAACTTGTTGAAGATATGGCAAGCACCCTTAGATGAACGGTAGTCTACAGTAGTATCAATATCATAAGAGTCAACGCCACCGCATCCATAAACAGCATTAGGAGCAACACGTTTACCGTAGTCGTCTTTTCTTTTATTTCGCATATCAGATGGAGGTAACCACGCAACACGCCAGCGTCCGTTGGGGTCTGGTTTAAACAGTACCTCCGTATCCTGTTCTCCATTACGCCAAACAAAGTTCCCAATAACAACAGGATTTGGATACAGATCATCGTTATACTGAACTTGCTCGTATATCTTTTGGATATTAAAGAGACTGCTTTTTGTAGAATCTCTAAATGCTTCATCTTCCGTAAAAGGGAACTGACGAATGATTTCATTAAGCTCATAGCTATTGTGTTGCTGTCCCTTGCGTTCGTTCTTCAAGAAGGTCTTGGCTCCTATATCAGTAAATGTGCCATCTTCAGTTAGAACGGGTTTCTCAGGGTCGTCAACAATAGGATTGCCATATTGGTCAAAGAATCCTTCCAGCGCTTCATAGGCTGGAATAAAGATAGAATATAGTCCACTCTTAGTGCGACCGTTCTCGTTGCGGTCCAGTGGGTTTGAATCATAGTACAGGTCGCGGTACTCACGCCCTCCTTTATCCAGTGGATTGACGGTAGAGCCAACCAATGCCTTTCCGATAATACGTCGTCCTACAAGTAGACAGGTTCGGTGGATACGCCATACCTCGCGTATATCGTGTCCCTTCTCAAACTTACCCGCCTCATCCAAAAACAACACGTGGGTCTTGGAGCCGTCATAAGCGTTAGAGACAGTGTTCTTCCAGTTGATGACAGTATCCAGTGCTTCACCCTTCTGGACGCTCTTATTCTTTTTTGTAATGCGCTTGGATGGCTCGCGGAAGGCAAGCTCTTGACGGGGGTTGGTGGTACCATCTAAGATAGGCTGAAAGAAGAAGGGATAGGACTTAAAGATTGGAATCACCTTGCTGGAGAATACGGCAGCTTGGGCGTCTGTACCCGTCTTACTCATAATGCCCAACAGCTTATCCTTTACCTGTGTGGCTTCGTTTACAAGCACCGCGCTACTCATATTGGTATAGCCAGAACGACGACACTTGGTGTAAATCTGTCCCATACAGCGAGGATCTGTTTCGCAAGCGGCTAAATGTAGAAACAGTCTACGCTGAAACTCCAAATAGCTTGGATATCCAATATCAATCTTGCTCCATTGCAAGAACATATACTGGTGGCCTGTAATGTAGGTAGCTTCTCCGTTGTTATAGAACCACATCCCATTGCGACGACGCGAGAACTCCTGCTCAATGTATGGGCTGTACTTCTGTTGGAACTCTTTGGGCGCAGAGTACCAATCATCCATTGTCTTTATCTGGGATAAATCACGCGGTAGTTCGGAGCGTTCCCAGCGTTGGTCTTTCTTTGGTCTATCGTGAAATAGAATATCTTTCTTAGCTGGTTTTCTTGGTAGCTGTATCTTAAGATTAGCAATCTCAATGACCTCCCCTTCCGTATCGTCTGGACAGATATTGATAATTGTTTCATCTTCTATAAGCTTTAATCCAGCCATCTTTATTTCTTTACGAACTTTTCGGCAAAGCCTCCGCGATAGTCTGCTTCGTCTGAGATGCCTCCATTGTCATTTAAAGACTCTACAAGTTCGGACAGCTTCTGTCGTTCAATGATAAGATCTTTGCAGGCAAGAGCTGTTTCTTTTAATGCGGCAAGCTCAGCCTTTCGTCCAGACCCTGTAAGCTCTGGATCAACGGGCTTCTTTATTTCTTCCGTCATATTGCGGATAGCCTGCTCCATTGCCTCAATGAGGTTCTGAGCAGCCGTAGCTGTTGAATAGGCTACTTTTCCGCTACCATTAGATGTTGAACGAGCATTCGCCATAGTGTTTCGTCTTCAATTTGCATTTCATAGTCGGCGTCTTTCTGGAA